CAAAGGTCACTGCTCAAGAAATGGGCAGAGGTCCTATCTCGCACCAATCATGCGGCGGCTATTTACTTAGCGCCTATTTGACTGAGCCCTACTTAGGTCCATTCATTTGTGCTCACATGTACCAGCAGCTTGATCGCCGACTCGAAAAGGCTCGTGCGGTTAATACTCAGCTTGATCGCAAAATTGTCAACGCTTCCAAGATCACCAGATCACAGATGCGAAGGCAGATATACGATGACTTTGCGATCAGGTCGCAGCTCTTAAGAAGTTCGGCTTACAAACTCAATTCCCAACTTCTTTTCGCCATTTACAACACGACGAACCTCCGCATCCTCTGCGACTTCCCTTCGCGTGGAACCAGTGGAACAAACTGGACGGTTGTTGCTGGTGGAACCGCGAGTGGAGATAGGGGTGTTAATAACGTTAATACGGATATAGTAGAGCAAGTTTACCGGTCGCTAAATACGACTATAACTCTGCAATGCGATACTCAGATAAGCCAAGGTATTTTCAACGATACGCTTGCGATTCTGGGACACAATTTCACGACTTCGGCGGTCGTTACTTTGCAGGGATCGAATGATGTTGGATTCTCATCCATTCCCCTATCGGAAACGCTCTTCGTTGAAACTGAAAATATGTATTGGATCTCTGAATTTCTTCCTCTCAATTCCTATCGATATTGGCGATTACTGATCAATGACTCCACTAACCCAAATGGATTTATTGAGATCGGTACGATCGTCTTTGGCCCTTCGATCATTTTTAATGGCGAATGTTTTACCGATCAAGTAGTTCGAAGAAAAACGCATTTTGCGGATCGAATCCGAACCGAAGGATATTCATCGGTTAGTAATGACAGAGCTCTCAAGCGAGCGGTTGCTCTTTCCTTTAGGAAGCTGAACTACTTGCGAGAGAATTACTCTAGCCTTGTATCTGTAATCGATACCGCACGGACTTCGCTAAAATGCCTTTGGATTCCGACGCCTCAGTATGCGTCGCGGTTCGCTGTGTTCGGCAAGTTGAGCGAGATTCCTGTAGAGAATCACCAAGCAATTTCTGAGACAGCCGACTATATTGATATGGACGTCAATGTCGATGAGGCACTTTAATGAGCGGAAGCGATCGACGAAGCTATCTGACAGCAACGGTTCTCGACCAGAGCTTGCTGAATAATTGTGCCGACAATTTTTCCACGCGGATCGAAATGGTCGTTGAAATAGAAAAGCCGGGAGGCGGATTCATTTATGCGAGCGATCGAAACAAATATGTAGGGAATACTTTTTACGAGGCCCTGCTTGTGTTTCCGACGATCGCGAGAACCGTTGGGGAATGGTTGTCTCCCACGCTGCAATTCTCGACGATCACGCTAGAGCTATCCAATGCCGATGGGAGATTCAATACCTACCTTCCGGGCGGTGCAACCTACAACTCTTTCATCGGTCGGCAGATCCAGGTCAAGATAGGGATCGCTCAACAAGCATCGACATACTTCACAATTTTCAAAGGCAAGATCACAGAGGTAGGCGGATTCTCTCGAGGCACTTATTCGGTTACTTTCATCGCTCGAGACGACTACGAATTGCTTAATGTGGCCTTTCCCAAGACCGCTTTAACCACGGGAGTATATCCGGATCTAGCCGATAATATAGCTGGCCAAATACTTCCGGTTATTTATGGCGATTGGACAGTGAATCTCGATCCAGATCCAGCAGTCATCCCGGTCTATATTTTGAATGGCGGTTCAGCGAACGTCATAGGCGGATCGCGAAACAATTTGAAGGTGAGGATAGCCGAGCATGATTTATCTTACTTTGATCCTAATAATGTTTATTTCCAGAAGTCTGACGTATTTTTTCTAGTCGATCCATTAGACATAGTGAACGTTAACGTCAACAACAACTATTTTGAAATAAAGCAGAATTCAAAAAACTGGACCGAAGGAAACAATAAATATTTCTTCGAAAAAGACGATAAATTTCTAGTCAGAGTCAAGGGGAAAGACCTTGGAGCATATGACGATAATATCGTATGGCAGGCCAGGGATATTCTGATCACGCAAGGGCTCGCTCTATCCGGAGACTTCGATGCGAATTGGGCGACGTTCAGAGATAAGGCTAGTCCTGCACAATCGGCAATATCGACGATCAAGAGCCGTATATGGGAGAATGAACCGAAGCCAGTGATGGAGTTTGCCCTATCGCTTTTGGAACAGGTCAGGCTTGAGGCTTTCGTCGATGAAAACCTAAAACTCAAGATTAATAGTCTGCACTTTGAAAATTGGAATGCCTCCCCTTCTTTCACGGTTAAAAATTGGGATGTCGTCGAGAAAAGCCTTAAGCCGAAAACCGATGAGAGAAACAATTTTAACCGTGCGCAAGCTACCTTTGATTTTAACCCGAACCGTAATGAACAGGCTCGGAGCTCAAGCATATACAACAATGCTGCAAGCTTTACTCAAATAGGACGGTTCATTTCAAAGCGGATCGAGTTTCCGAACCTTTATATCCTTTCCGACGTTCAATATCAGCTCATAGAAATCCTCAGAATTTCTTCCTCTCTTTTTGAAATTGTCGAATGCTCTTTAACATGGCGTGCATTACTATTAGATGTTGGAGATTTTGTCTTTTTGAATATTGAGATAGGATCGGTGATATATGAGAATGTACCGGCAATGATAAGATCAAAGGGATATGATCCTGCAGGCATTCAAATTCCGGTCACATTGTGGTGCATGCAACTTCTCCCTTTCAGTGGATATACTCCAGGATATTCTGGTACAGTGGGCGGATATAATCAAAGTATAACTCAAGAATAAGGGGAATAACCTTGGCTGTAACATTAACCATATCAGAAACGATTACTGGTGCGAACGTATCCGACACATTGGCGGGGGGGAGCACAGGATTGGACCTTGGACAGGTAACTAATGGCCAGTACGCCCCTTTGACGCTGCAATCAGCGAACACTGGACATCAAGATATTTATATTCGCCACGATGCTGTGGTCGATCCTGTGACCGATGTGAAATTCTACCTTGCTACGTTTTCTGGCACCTATGGCGGAGCGAATAGCTCGGGTGCAGATTTCACCACAATCGGCGCCTACGGTGCTGCCGACACTGGAGCGACAGCGAATAATGCTGATGGCCTATCCCGCGGAATTCGTATCGACATGTCGTGGGATGTTGCAACGGCTTCTCAGTTTGCCTTCACACGCGAGGCGACTGGACAGATGCGAATATTCGGAAAAGACTATAGCGGCCTCGATGGTCTCTCACTCGGAGATGCTCATAGCATGCACATCGATGCGGCGTCCTACTGGAACGGATCAAGCGAAGTTGACGCTAGCGCACCCGTCACAGGAAAGATCGGAAAAGCTTCCGATACTGTTCTTGGCAACCGTGGTCATATCCGTATGCGCGGCTATCTGCATACTGCAGCCGTCGATGGCGGAATTATTCAGTGGGATACTGTGGCCAGTTTTGCGTACTCGGCGTAATCATTGATCTTTTTCGTATTTTGTTTAAATGATTTTATGTTGAGGATAGAGTTTTCCAAATTTTGGAGAACTTTTATGCCCAGCAAATTTTACGTTTATCACCATGTTTCTTTTGACGGACTTTTTCAATATATAGGAAAGGGATGCGGTAATAGAGCATGGAGAAAAGACGGTCGATCAGTAATTTGGCGACAGAGTTTTCGTGATAACTATAGTGTACATATGTTACACGAAAATTTAGATGAGCAAACCTCATTTGAGCTTGAAAGACGAGAAATTTCGACTCGAAAACTAGATCATAATTGTATTCTGATAAATGTATGCGCTGGAGGATATGGGGGAGACACTCGAAACTGGGATGAGCATTCCAGAAAAAGACTCTCAGAAATGAGGAAAGGTTCTGGTTCTTATTGGTTTGGTAAAAATAGGAATCGTGAAACTGTGGAAAAGGGTGAGAAGACCAAGAGAGAACGTGGAAGCCATACGCGTTATTGGACAGGTAAAACACGCGATCCAGAACTGATTAAAAAGCTTGTCGAAGCGTCACATACACCAGAAGCGATAGCCAAATCTGTAGCAACAAGATCTTTGGATAATTTCGGCTGGAATAATGCAGATGAAAGAAGAAACAATCTTTCAGAAAAAATGAACGGTTATGACTTCGGCCCTGAACACGGAGAAAAGATCAGTAAAGCCAAAAAAGGCAAGCCAAACGGTCTTCTAGGTCGTAAGATATCCGAAGAAACAAAGGCTAAAATGTCAGAGGCTGCAATTGGTCGAGTTTACGGAAAAGAAATCACAGATAAGGCCAAAGCTACGAAGCTCGCTCGCGGTAATATGACATTGAAAGCGAGAGCTGTCCGGTGTAAAGAAACCGGAGAAATTTTCAGGTGTGCAAAGGAGGTATCTTTGAAACTTTTTGAAGGAAAAGGGGAAAAGGTAATACAACAATGCTGCACAGGATCTAAGCCGTCATACAGGGGTTATCGTTTTGAATATGCACTATGAGCCCACGAAAACCCTTCGTGAGAGTCCAGGTGATCGGTGGATGTTTCGATGGGGATTTGAATTTGTCAATCGGCCCACGAAGGTCGGTGGGTGGTTGCCAGCTTCCCGAATCGAAGACATGGCTTCGACGGTCAACAAAGACGGTTTACTTTGGGCTTACATCGAAGGAAAGCACTGGACCTTTAGAGAGCGATCAAAAATCTTTGTCCGAGTCGCCGGACCAGATTTCGTAAACTTTGAGCATCTTGCAGTGCTTATAAATCAGGCCAATGGTCGATCGATAAATCATGTTTATGGCATGAGGATTCAGGCTCGGAATGAAGTCATTAATTGTTATGAGGACGGGAGCGTAGTTCATGAACCTAGACAGCTCGGAAACGATTATCTCTACCCTGAATGGACAAGGACTTGAAGTCTTTGAATATCCAGACGGCGGCATGGATGAAATCGCAGCTCCAGGATTTTATTTTAATCACCAAACGGCTAGCATCGAGCACTGGTCGCTTCCGTGCGATTATAATAACGTCATGCAATCTCATTTTTCGAATGCATTCGGAATCATTCAAGACGGTTTCCAGTCTGTGCTTCCTTTTGAGGACGTCATGGATCTGTCAGACAAGATTAAAAATTGGAATGAGCACCTCATACGGTATGGAGTAGTTTAAATGACTATCGTCGGACGTTCCCAGATCGACCATCCAGCTCTAGGCACGGCTGGCGGAAGTGCATTGCATGCTTCGATCGAAACAATTTACACGAATATCGGGAATCATTTAGCAGCTCGATATGATACTGCTGCATCGATTGCAAATAGTGCTGTGACAACTTTTACCCACAATTTCGGAGTGCAGTTTGCAGATCTTAAGGTTCTGCTTTATACCGGGACGCATCCGAACCTTGTGCGCGTCGCCGATCCAGTGGCTTCCGGCTGGACGATTGTGGCGACTTCTGGATTCCTCAAGACCAAAATCGACGTGACCGCTCCGGCTTCGGGCGGCCCTCACACATTTGCAGTCATTACCATGCAATCGAGGGGAGCTGAAAAGCTTGCGGATCTGGATGACATTAATCCAGCGGTTCCGATCGATGGTCAATTTTTCATTTACGACACAGCAACAAGTAAATGGATCGCGAACTACCTCAAATATAAAACCGAATCAACTTCGATCGCAAGCAACACGCTAACGCCTCCCACGGGATCGAATATCCAGCGCATTACGAGCGGTGCTGCAGACTTGCAAATGGTCGCATCGCCAATCAATGGCAAGCTTTACGTCATTATCAACGAAACTGGATCTTCGATTCAGGTTAAAAATGATACGGGTGCAACGGCAGCAAACCGTATCTATACCGGTACTGGAGCCGATTTCACGCTCAAAAATCAGGCTGCTATCAGTTTGATTTACAACTCTGGTCTGAGTCGCTGGGTGCTTTCGGGTGGAGGCGGAGGCGGTGGGCTTGCGCCTTTACCTGCTTCGGCAACGGTTAACCCTGCAGTGGCCGGGACTCACTATCTGACTAACACTTCGGGCGGTGCATTTACTGCGACGCTTCCAGCTGGCATTGCGGGCAGTGTAATTGGTTTTAGCGATGCCAATGAAACATGGGATACGTTTCAATTGACTATCGCTCCCGCGACTGGTGAAAAAATAGACAATCTCGCGACCAACGAATCTTTGGTTTGCGACGTCAAAAGAGGATGGGTAGAGCTCAGCTGGAATTCAGTGCTCTCGAGCTGGTCTCTGAAGTCTGTAAACTCGATTCAATATAACGCTCAAACCGGTTCTTTTAGGGCTGTGACCGCTGCAGACTCGCTGACCTTAGCTGACTATTATATCTCAGCTTCCGGAGCTGCAAACTATGCTATCACGCTTCCCAGCGCGGCAGCGGCAGGAGCTGGCAGAATTTTCGTAATCAAGTCTCTGATGAACACAGGTATCCTTTTGAATATTTCCACGGTTTCCAGTCAGACAATTGACGGGGTAAACCCTGGAGTAACTCCGAGAACGATTGCAAGATTTGAATCGATTCAGCTCATGAGCAACGGCACAGGATGGGAGATTTTCTAAATGGCATTTCTTAACTTTGTTCCTTCCGGTGTTGTCTTTCCATTCGCGGGTGCAACTGCTCCCGATGGCTGGCTCTTATGTAACGGTTCAGCAGTTTCAAGATCTGTTTATGCTACTCTATTTAGCACCATTTCATCGGCTCATGGTTCGGGAGATGGCTCGACCACGTTCAACCTTCCCGATTATCGTGGACGAATCTTGCGCGGAGTCGATGGCGGTATTGCTCGAGATCCAGATAGAGCAGGGAGAACCGCCTCGAATGCAGGGGGAAATACCGGCGATAATGTCGGGAGCGTGCAAACGGATTGTATTCAAGGGCATATACATTTATCGCCTGTTCCTGCTGCCGGTGCTAACGCAGCGTCTATTGCGACAACTCCTAACTCTTTTTTCGGCTCGCAATCTACAGGTGGACCAATTACAGACGGAAGCAATGGAACACCGAGAATTAGCAGCGAAACCCGTCCAATAAATGCATACGTTAACTACATCATTAAAATTTGAGGTCAATATGCAAACGATTTCCTTGGTAGCAGGCGAATATCTCAGATCAGAAGCTGGCACTCATGTCATAGACGAACATGGATTCGCAACGAAAGCAGAAGTTGATACCGATGTGGACGTAGAAGATGCAGTCTATGCAGCTGTGTGGGCGAATATCCAAGCCGACAGAACTTTTCGCGGTGTTGATCCAGAGACTGGACTGCCTCCCGATCCAGAGTAATTTTAAAAAATAAGGAGGCACAACTATGGCGACAAGATTTCAATTGGGAACGATAAGCACAGAAGCGGCTCCCTCTGGTGCTGTTCATGCTTTCGCTGGTGCAACGGCTCCGACTGGCTGGCTTTTATGCAACGGAGCAGCGGTTTCCAGGGCTACATATGCAGCATTATTCGCTGCAATAGCATCGGCTCATGGTTCGGGAGATGGCTCGACTACGTTCAACCTTCCCGACTATCGCGGTCGAATCATTCGCGGAGTCGATGGAGGTATCGCGCGTGATCCAGACAGAGCGGGAAGAACCGCCGCAAATGCGGGTGGAAATACTGGGGATGCAGTTGGATCGGTGCAGGGTGAGGCTACTAAGCGACCTACGACGGCTTTAACTACGGCAGCGCAAACTGTCACCGGAACAGTTGGTGGAAGTGATGGAACGCATACACATGGTTTTGACAATACGGGGAGATTTGTTGCAATCTCCGGAGCAGTTTATGGTTTTGGTGCTGGGTTTGCGCTTAGTCCACTTGAGAATGCATCTACAAATACTTCTGGATCTGGTCATGGTCATGGTCATATTTTAACTGCTCCTGCATCTTCAGTAACAGGCGGCGGCGATACAGAAACCCGACCAATAAACGCATACGTTAACTACATAATTAAGGTTTAACCGATGGCCAATTTATCAGCGAAAACTGGATTTACACCTGTTCAAACCAGGGTGACGCTTGCAAATAATGCGACGACTTCCGTACAAGAATTTGCAGCCTACGATGGCCAAGAATTGACCGGCTTTGTCTTCATCGATGCAACCATAGACTATCGCGCAACGGTTAATATCCAAGTCGTCAAGAATGGAGCCGGTACTTACGAAGTAGCGGCAGCAGACATTGCAGGGGATGACAATGGAGGCAGTCCGATTGTCAGCTTTTCCATGTCGGGAAGCGTATTGCGAGCGACGCTGGTCAGCTACGCTGGATTCGTCTCGGCATACATTCAATATAATTTGAATGCTCCTGCATTGGGTGCGAATTTTCCGTTGACGGTGGATAGTTCAAACGTCGCCTTTGCTACTATCAAGGCTTCCACAGGGTCTGGTATTACGTTTCAAGAGGATGGGGGGACTGCTGCCGGATCGTTTGCGGATAATGGAGTTTGGACACTCGGCACATCGTCTGCAAGCTTTGCTGGAAATAATATCCAAGGAAAAAAAGATGGTGTTGCGGTTGCTGCGGGTTTAGTTGGAGAGATGTTTGGTACATTAAGAAGTGGTACAGGCGGTTTCACTTACTCGACACGAAGCACAACCACACCTACAACATCTTATACTGCTTTAATTTCTTTAACCCTTAATAAAGGTGTTTATTTAATTTACGGCAATCTTGGATGCGCGCTATCGGTTGCGGGGCAATTATTTGGTTATCTTACTATTGGAACTACACAAGTAACTAGCCCAGTCAGTCAAGGGAGCCCTAATACTGGTGGATATAATATGACCGTAGCTATAGCTGCTCCTATAAACATATCCGCAGATACTACGGTAGTATCTATCTATGGCAACGTTAGTTCTGTAACTGGATTAGTTGTAAATGGTCATGAATTATTTGCTGTCAGAATCGCCTAAAAGGTATGACAATGAAAAATATTCTTCTCCTATCGGTTCTCCTAATTTCTTGCAGCAAGGACAAAGACCAGATCGATCCGGTTCCATCCGTGCGTCTGCCCGAGCTAAAGGAAGCGTTCGAGAAGAATCAAGCGAGGGCATTAGAATTGAGAGATCCAGCTACGGGCTGGCTCTCTGTTTCCGACTGCGATGGAATGATCTGGGCTGGAAAGTATTCCTGCTCCCTTGGCGAAGCCTCAACGGTTAATCTGAGAGCCTCCGAGTATCCAGACCAGCCAGGGCGGTTCGATCGTCGCCCGCCTCCCTTCTGCTGGACGAAAGAGAAGGGCGATCAGGGCTCCAAGACCACGTGGTCGAGAGACATGGGGATCGCCGGGCTCATCCCCGGAGCATGGTGCAAAAGGGATCTGAAACTACTCCAAGATCATGCTGCGTATGGGGAAGCGCACAAATGGAATATGGGAGAACCGCTAGCAGATGGCAGGGCGATCTATTCTCCGGGCGTGATCGGGGTTCTCTATTCAGCTATTAAGAATCTCGGCGGCGATGCAAATGAAAAGGCGAAACTTCCTTCCTTCTATCCGCCCGGATTTGACGACTATCAGGCTCATTTACAAATGATGGATATTTGGCTTCGCGGAGAAATGAAAGGTTCAATTTCGCCGGTTATGCGGGATCGAATAAAAGAGCATGCAAATAGAGAACCTGAATGCCCCTTTTATTCTTATCTAAACGGTTTGTATACCGGCTCCCAAGATCGAACCGTTGAATTATTGCTCGCCTCGAGCAAACCTAATTGCAGCTACGTCCGGTCAAACTATTTAGCTGAGTGGCTTTTTGTTGCGAAACTAACCCTCGATCAATTCTCCGTGCTATAATCCCCGAACTACTCCGATTCTCAGTTGAAACGTAGAAAAGCCTTTGGATTCGTCCAAAGGTTTATTTCGTTATCAGAAAATAACCGTTGGAGGAAAATTCAAGGGGGAAATTAAAATGTTTAGACTCATGGTGATTCTCTGCTTCATTCTAGCGGCTTGCGAAAAGGAAAAAATTGCTCCTGTAGAATCGCGGCTGGAACCGGTCGATGAAGAACCTTTTGAACCAGATGAACCTCATTACGATGACGGTTATCTCTTTCCCCCTGCCGAGGATAACTTCGATAAATGCGGAGTCTACAGCCTTCTTTTTGTCGAATGTCCATACTTGTCGTAACAAAGATGACCTTGACGACGGTAAAGGAATTCACCGATCATGATAAAACATCCTTCAAGGTTTATATACAGATTGGCATTCTTCGCGCTCGTGATTGGAGCTGCGACTATCGCCGATCTTTTTTCGCATCAAGAATGGAGGATTTCTCGGATCGAGAAGCAACTGCATTCTTTTGAATATCGCATAAAACAATTAGAGAAAAGGGAAAATTAATGGAAAAGACTTATGGAATTCAGGAAGTTCTCGATCTGATCGAGCTAATTAATAATCTGGCAACTTGCATCGAATCTTGCAAATCTGATGGAAAGATTGATGCCTTCGATCTTGTCAACATTCTAAAATTGTCCCCTTCCATTTTGTCCGCTGTGAGGGGATCTGGTGATATTAAGTTTGAGCTCGCGGATCTGAATGGAGAAGAAAAAGACATCGTTTTGAAAGCGGTTCAAGAAGCAATGTTCAAACTCGTGGGGGCTCTCGTATGAAGTCGATCTGGGAAGGCGCGCAAGAATACTGGGAAATTGACCGCCTTGGCGTTCATTTCTGGCCCGCTTTGCCCACTGGGATAACCGTGCATTATACTGCAGACGGGGATATCGACAGGGTAAAGCGCGAGATGGATAAAAATAAAATCGGTTATCATTTCATTATCGATCGCGACGGTTTTCTGCACCAGACTGCGAACCTAACAAAGTCTGTCAACCATGCGGGCAAGGCGATGTGGAACGGACAATCACCGAACCGCACTCATATTGCCGTGGCCATCGTGTCTTGGGGTTTACTCAATGACGACAGCCTTGCCTGGAATGGGACTCGAGTCGTCGGTACGAAGCGAAAAGGCCAGTTGTGGGACGCTGCGAGCATGGCCCAAGAGAAGATGCTCGATCGCCTTCTTCGGGGGCTCATGATCGATTTTAGGATCACTCCCGCGAATATTTGCGGGCACGATGAATGCGCATTACCCAAAGGGCGCAAGATCGATCCAGGATGCACTTTATCAATGAGTATGTCAGATATACGCAAGTCATTTGCGTCATGATAGGCGTTGTATGGCAAGCAGCGAAAGTGGTATACGAAAGGTACGGTCATTACATTATTATGCAAGGTTTGATATATGCCT